TTGTATACAGGAAATATGAATGCTAAAGAAAAAGAGGCAAGTAAAACAAAATTCTTAACTGATCCAGAGTGCAGAGTATTTATTTCTTCAGATGCTGGCGGTTACGGAGTTGACCTACCTGTAGCAAATCTATTAATAAATTATGACCTACCTTGGTCGGCAGGGTTAGCCGTACAAAGAAATGGAAGAATTAAACGGGCCTCAAGTAGATGGCCTAGCATTGTAATTCAAGATTTAATAGTAGAAAATTCAATAGAAGAACGTCAACACGAAATGCTTCAACAAAAAAACGCTGTAGCAGATGCTGTTCTAGATGGATCAGGCATTAATTCCAAAGGTGGAATTGACCTAACGGTAGGAAGTCTGATAGGTTTCCTACAGAAACAACGACCTTGAGGGGGTTAACATGGCAAGAGTAAAAGAAGAAGAACCAAGAGTTCCTGCAGTAAATGATCTTGAATCCCAGGCTAAACAATATATCTTTTTTAAAAAACAAATTGAGTATTTTGAGTCAGAAATAAAATCTTTAAGAGAAAAATTATTTGAAGATATAGATGCTAACGGTGAACTAGATGGCAGTGGTAACTTGTTTGTTGAACTATCTACTGAAATAGATGGTGTAACCATGTTACAAAAACAAAAAAGAGTGTCTCGTAAAATTGACCCACAAATGGCTGATAATTTAATTGTGTCTAAAGGTCTTGAAACTGAGTTGTATAAAACTATTCAAGTTATTGATGAGGATGCTTTGATGGCTGCATTGTATGAAGGGAAATTAACTGAAGAAGAAGTTGATTTAATGTACCCACAAAAAATTGTTTGGGCTTTGATTTTAAATAAGAGATAACTATGGCTGGATTACGTGGAGACGATGAGATTTTAGAAGCGTTTGCTGATTTGGAATACATTCCAGGTTCTAAAAGAAAACGCCGTGAAGAAGATCCAAAAGTTTCTCGCCGTAAAAACGGGGAGAGTAATGGTTGGGATGCAAACCCAATTGTTAAAACACTGGGTGGAAAAGAAACAGAGGTATTTACAATCGGTGCATTTGCACTAGCGTTGGAAAAAACCATTGTTACTGTTCGCCTGTGGGAAAGAAAAGGCTACATACCTAGAGCACCTTACAGACTTAGATCTAAAACTCTAAAAGGAGAAAAGATCGGGGGAAACAGGGTGTACACCAGAGCACTAATTGAGTCTGCTATTGAAGAGTTTTCAAAGCGTGGCTTACTAGGTTCTGTTCGTGTAGAGTGGTCTAACCAAGAAGACCTTACAGAGGCTTTAATAAACCGCTGGAAGGAAATCACATCCACCGAGAGCCAGTAGATATTAAAGTTGTACAGCGATACAACATACTCCGTGCCTCATTACCGAAAGAAGAAATAAATGCCAATAACTAAACCAACCGATGACGTTGCAGCAAACCCTGCAAGTTACTTGGACGAAGATAGCGAAACCGCAGAACCAAAAATTGGTACTACGGTTCAACAAGGTTGGGAAGCAGCAGAGGCTCTTTTAACTGAGAACTCTTCCGAGTTTCCAACAGAGTTTCGTTTCTCTGAACAACCACAATTAATTAAATTCTTAGAAGACGGACCTTTCCGTGTCTATGAACAACACTGGATTGAACGTCCTACTGGCAAAAAATCTTTTGTTGCATTAGCAGAGAATGATCCATTTACAGATATTCTCGGAAGTAAACCACGTTCACGGTTTGCCTTTAATGTGCTTGTATTAACTGGTGAAGCACAGGGTGTACAAATCCTGACAGCCCCACCAACACTTGCACGTTTAATTAAAAAGTCTCATGAAGATGAGCGCAAAGGACCTCTGTCAAAAGAGTTCTGGGAAATTTCTCGGATGGGTACAGGACCTACAACAAATTACACTATGGAGTTTGTTCGTGGTCGTGACCTAGCGGAGGAATGGAAGTTGAACCTCGATGAGGTTCAAGAGTTAGTAGCACGGGCTGTTCCGTATACAGCCGAAGTAATTCGAGAGACCCCTCGCTCCGAAATGCTAAAGATTGCTCGCTCCTTGGTCTAACCAAGATTCCAATGTGGTGGAGCCTGTTTATTTCCGTTTTCAGGCTCCCCACTTAACTTACTAGTGAGGGAAATTTATGAACATTATTACAACCAAAGAACAATTAAATGATCTTGTTAAGTACTACTTACAAGTAGATGCTTTTGCTTTTGATGTAGAAACTGTTGGAGATAATAGATTACAACCTGTAGTTAATGATGTCTTATGGATTTCTCTTGCAACCGAAGGACGAACCGATGTAATACCCCTAGGTCATCCAAATGGAGAATTTTTAAATTGGGATAAAGAAATTTTGTTAAGTGGTCAACGCAAGGCAGTTGCTGGTAAACCTTTAACCGATGCTGACTACTCAAAGAACCAAGCAAAATGGAAACCAGTTTTTGATGTACCACCTGCACAGTTGCTTCCTGGCGAAGTGTTTAAAGAACTAAAGCCATTATTTTTTAGTGATAAATTAAAAATTGGTCATAATGTAAAGTTTGATCTTAAATCAGTTGCTAAATACTATCGAGGAGTTGTTCCTTCAAAACCGTTTTTTGATACTTTAATGGCATCTTTTGTTATTGACAATCGAAATCGAACATCTTTAAGTCTTGCTGCTTGTGCTGAAAGAGAGTTAAGTTTAAAAGTAGAGAAAGGTGTAGGTGCCGAAGTTGAAGCACATGCTTTTTCTGTAGTTGCTAAGTACGCAGGAATCGATGCCGAGGTTACTTGGAATTTATATAAAACTTTTTATCCAAAATTACAAAATGGATTAAAAGATGTTTGGGAATTAGAAATGAATCTTATTCCAGCGTTGTGTGATATGGAATTAACTGGAGCAACAATTGATGTTGAAGAACTTACTTCTTTAAAAGCAAATCTTGAAAAAGACATTGATTTAGCAAAGGCTAAGGCTTGGAAATTAACAGGAAAACCTTTTGCAATGAATTCGGTTAAAGAAAAACAAGAATTATTGTTTTCTCCTCAACCAGAAGGAAGAGGTATAAAACCTAATTTAAGAATAAAAGTTGCGCTAACTGCAAGAGGAAGAATGGTTTCAGAAACCGATCCTAAAAATTTAACAATTTATCATTACTCAGTTTCATCTGACGCGCTTGAGTTTTATAGATCAAAAGATGAACTTGTTGATGCTATTTTAGAATATCAAGATTTAAATAAATTAATGACCACATATGTTATGCCGTATTTAGGCGGAGAAGTTACAAGAACAACAATGGGTAAAGAAAAAGTTTTTGATAAAAAAAGTTTATTAATCAATGGCCGAGTTCATACAAACTTTAAAGCACACGGCGCAGAAACAGGTAGGTTTTCTAGTAGCGATCCTAACTTACAAAACATACCAAGTGGTGGTCAGTATGGAACTTTAATTAGAAATCTATTTGTTGCTCCTCCTGGACATAAATTAATAGTTGCTGATTACTCTCAAATTGAGCCTAGAATTATTGCGGCTTTTTCAAAAGATCCAATTATGATAAAAAATTATTTAGATAAAGAAGATATTTACACAACAATTGGTAAAACAATGGGAGTAGATCGCAAAGCAGGAAAGGTTCTTGTTCTATCTATTGCCTATGGAGTAGGACCAGATAAAATTGCAGAAAACATTGGATGCACTGTTGCTGATGCTAAGAGTTTGTTAAATAGATTTACAGAAAAATTTCATGACATATCAAAATACAAAGCACGAATTATTAGACAGGCTTTAGCAAAAAGTCCAGTACCGTATGTACCAACCGTTTTAGGACGCAGACGTTACCTTCCTGATTTAAAAAGCAAAGATATAGGACTTAGAGCACGAGCCGAAAGACAGGCTTTTAATACAGTGATTCAAGGATCAGCAGCAGATTTAATGAAATTAGCCATTATTAGAGCACATTCATGTTTTATAACTGAACCAGGTGCTAATGTCATTTTGACTGTACACGATGAGTTAGTTACAGTTGCTCGTGAAGACATCGCAGAAGAGGTAGCCGAAGCAATTCGGGAATCAATGGAAGGAATAAAAATTCCAGAGATTACAGTTCCGCTTATTGCTGATGTCAAAATAGTAAACAAATGGGGAGAAGCAAAATGATTGTTACTAAAAACTCTTTAAATAAAGACCTTCCTAAAATAAGGAAAGTTTCACTTGTTGGACATGGAAAATCATCTCGTGTTCAAGTTTCAACATTAACTGGACGAAGATTGCGTCGTGCCATTGCAAAGGAGTTAAAACAAAAATGAGTAACTCAGATTGGTGGGCTAAACAACTTGGAAAACAACCACAGGTTGTACAACCAAGAACTGAGAATGTTCCAATGCCTCCTTCTCAACAACCTATGACTCCGTATGTCCCACCACAACCTCAACAACCAAGTATTCGTATTGGAAGCACGGGTCAAACTCAGTCGTGTCCTGACTGTAATAGTAATAACTACATGGCTGTTCAAAACGCTGCTCCAAGATGTTACGACTGCGGGTATCCCTTACAACAATCAGGAAGTAAATTTGGCTCACTAACTGGTGCAAAAGTAGAAGGAAATATAAAGTCTTCTTTAGGTAATGACACTCAAAGTAATTGGAATCCACAAGGAATCATTGGGAGAATAGAGTAATGAATGACGAAGCCAAAAAGATTGTTGCTCAACTTAACAAAAAATTTGGTAACAATGTGGTCGTTATTGCGTCTGACATTCGCAGCGATTTGGTTCCTCGCATCACTTCTGGTTCCACCACGTTGGATTATGTTTTGGGAGGAGGATTCCCAGGAAACCAATGGAATGAATTAATTGGTGAACCTTCTCATGGTAAAACTGCAGTTGCATTAAAAACTATTGCAGCCAATCAAAAGTTAGATCCAGAACACACTACGGTATGGGTAGCAGCAGAACAGTGGGTTCCCGAGTATGCAGAAATGTGCGGTGTTGATACTTCTCGTGTAATTGTTATTGAAACAAACATTATGGAAGAGGCTTATCAAGCAGTAATTGAATTTGCTGAATCTAAGTCAGTTGACGCAATTGTAATTGATTCCTTGCCTGCACTTTCTCCTGCTCCTGAAATGGAAAAAGATATGAACGAAATGACTGTTGGTAGAGGTGCATTACTCACCAATAAGTTTTTTAGAGTAGTTGGTTCTGCAATTAAAAGAAGCCTTGTAGAAGATGAACGTCCTGTTTTAGGATTAATCATTAACCAATACAGAATGAAAATAGGCGTAATGCATGGCGACCCAAGAACAACTCCAGGAGGAGAAGGAAAGAATTACGCTTTCTTTACTCGTTGTGAAATTCGTAGAGACGAGTGGATTGAAGTTGGCCCTAGTGGTAACAAGGTTCGTATTGGACAAAGAATTAAGGTTCGTACATTAAAAAATAAAACAGCACCTCCACAAAGAGTTGCATACTTTGATTTTTATTTTGCAGAAGGGGGACATTGTTTACCAGGAGAGTATGATTTTGCAAAAGAAATTGCAGCACTTGCAGTAGTAAAAGGCATTATAGATCGTAAGGGTGGGTGGTATTACTATGGAGAAAGAAAGTGGCAAGGAATTGAACCCGTCATTGATAGTATCCGTGGCGAAATTGATCTCAAGGAAGAACTACAAAAAGTTGTACTTAATTCCTCCGATGTACCGATGGCTGGAGATTCTAACAATGATTGAAAATAAAAAGTTTATAGTTAATGATCAAGCATGGGCACACGATTTAGAAAAAGGCGTTGAAGATTACACAGACATGCTTTTTGAAGCCATATGGGAAGGAGACGAAGAAGTAATTCCAGAAACACTTTCAGGAGAACTTTTTTGTGGTTGTTCTCCATGTTTTTGGCGTGAAACATTATTCTATATTGTTCCTCGTTTGCTGGAGGGCTACGAGAGTGGCAAGATAGAACTTGAAGACTGAAGGACAAAAACAATCTCAGAAGCATGAGAAGAGACTCGCTAAAAAAGTTAACGGTTCTCGTAATGCTGCTTCTGGTGCGTTTTGGTCACGTAAAGGCGATGTAAGATCAGCCGACCTGCTGATTGAACATAAGTGGACTGGTAAAAAACAGACTACGATAAAGTCTACGGTCTTAAAGAAGATAGTAACAGAGGCAATTTTAGATGGAAGAATGCCAGTACTTGGTATCCATTTAGATGGGGAGAACTACGTGGTTCTTCTTGAAGACGACTTCATAGAAATGCTAGAGAAAGTCAAGGATGCCTAACACATGGACGAACCAGAGTACGCCTGGAGATACAAAGCAAGATGCTCAGGACAAGACACTGACATCTTTTACCCTCCTCGTGATAAAGAGCAGTATAAAAGTATTGCTGATAAAGCCAAATCATTCTGTTTTGGTGAAACAGGAAAAAACAATTGTCCAGTACGTGCCGAGTGTTTATGGGATGCCGTTAAAAGAAATGAACCTCATGGAATCTGGGGTGGGTTAAGCCACAGAGAACGTAATGCTTTAAAGCGTAAAGCAGAGCGGTATGGAAAAACTTTAGAAGAATGGGTTAAAGAAAACTAATGACATACGAACCGTTTAAATGTCCTGATTGTAGTGTATGGTGGCGTACAGAGACGCACAAATG